GGAATCTCATCAATTACTTCGGCTCCGAGTTCTTCCGCAATAGCGCTGACATCCCAGACAATCGGCTCAGGGTCGTTTGGTCTTTGCTCTTTGACGAATTCAGCAAGAGCTGGCTTTGTTGTTTGAATTGGCTTCTTAGGCGTTTGGTTAGGTTTAGCAAAGTACCCAGCGAGGTTAAGTGCGCGTCCCAGACTTCCAGTTTCCGCCAATTCGAGGGCGTATTGTTTCTGCTTTGATTCCGACGATAGACCAGTTGTCCAAGCCGCAGCGTCAGCTTCAGTCCGGTATAACTCAGTCTTAACAATATAGACATCGCAGTTAGGAGTAAGCGATTCTTCCAATACGTGCGTTTTGATCCGATAATCCGGATAGGCATTTATGAACTCCTTTAAGCGATCCTGCACACTTACATAATCATCAAGATAATTTGACATCTAATTGCTCCCTACCTGCGAAATCATCTATCGCAGCTTCTAGTTGTTCTTTCAAAGACCAGAACGTTCCGTCTGGCCAGTTCTGTGCCTCATTGGCACAAGGTTGGCAGTAAAAGCGCACCTGCATCCGCCTAGTTGGCGTTTCAGATTGCACCTTCCATATCGCTGGCACTTGGGCTTTGTGATGCCAAGTTCCATCTTTCATTTGTCCCCAGCGCATTTTGCAATAGTCGCACCACTGGTGTTGATTATGATTGCGAGTCAAGCTCAACGTCGTCCCAATCTTCTGGTGAACTAAATCGGCAGAAAGATAAGATAGTGGAATATCCAATGAGATCGAGATACGAATCTTCGCGCTCTGGACTCTCCACCATTCTTGATAGTTTTGTTGCGATAAAGACAAGCGCCACGTCAGATGGGTCTCTGAGCTGAACACCGAGTTGTCTCGCGATTTTGTAAATGCGTAAAAGATTGTGCCTCGGGTCGCCATATTCAAGCCCCCTGTCATCGAGGGTGTTACCAGCGTCCGAGAGCCAGTCACTTAACGATCTCTCTGACATTTATGCTCGCCCGACCTCTCTTGTATCCCTCGTTAAAAGCTTTGGCTTTGATGCTGACATACACTCGATAACCAAGCCATAGCGTTGAGCAATAAATTGCGAAGAAAACGCCCTCATTGAACATCGGCGTTCACCCCATAACGATCAAGCCAATAAGCTGAGATTTCGTCTCTGCTCAATCGCCCTCTTACTGATTTTCTACCTAGCGATTCAATTGCGTAGCGTCTGATTATTTGGCCTTTGACGTAATTCTTACCATCAGACCAAGCGCCAGAAGTAGAATCAAATCGAATTACTACTGGATTATTTATCACTTACTCTCCCGTTCTGTAATCCTTAAATGGATTTACGGGATAAATGTATTTAATTAAATGGATTTACACAAGTAAGAGTTCGGAGTGTCGCAAGTCCAAGAATCCACAGAGTTTCTCAACCTTCTCGCCATTGGGGTAATCCGTCTTGGCTGGAAGGGCCTTTAATTGCCACTCAGGCTCGTTTATAGCCCCTAAATCGAACTGATAGACCCCTTGTGGGGTGGAGTTGATATAGAGGGTTCTGGCGCCCGTTCTAGCCCTTATTTCAGCCAGATAATCCCACTTCTTCTTCTCAATCAAGAGGGTAGAGTAATGCGTGCGTCGGCACTTCATCTCGATATAAGCATCGTTGGTAATGCCGTCGTGCCGGTCGGTCGGTGAGACTGGCGTTAAGTCCGGATAAACCGACTTTAGCGCCTCGAATAGTTCGACCTCGCGAAGGTAAATTAGTCGTCCTCTTCCCAATCATCGAGCGGATTCTTTATCGGGTCGCTCGGATCAACAATCCAATCGGGATAAGAGCTTCTATCCATAGCAAAGGCGAGAGCTGTGCCTTCGTCCATTCCGGCTTTACGGCAAGCGTCATACACTTCTTTGGCAGCAATAGCCCAAAAATCCAGTTTTGTAAGGATTGGCTCCTTCGTCGTTTTGCGACGTTTTGCCACCTTCTTCGCTGGTTTCTTAGCGCGCTTTCTTGTTGCCACTTCTAGCCACCTTTGCTGAGAGGGCCAATTCTAACTGAGACTCCATCTTGTCCAGGCGCGACACAATGGGCAGATTCTCAAGTTTTATTATGTAACGAAGGCCAGCAATCAATAAGGCGATTGATCCGAGAACCGAAGCTACGAATCCAGCGATTGTATTTGCGTCCATTACCGGATTTTGCCGTATCGCTCGTAATTGGGGTTTAGCCAGTTAATCACGGAAGGCAACACACTCACAAGTGCTGCATTGAGAATGTAATCGGGTTGAAGTCCGACTGAGAGGTATGTGGATAGAGCCGTCGCGAGGAATGTTTTCGCCCACGTTTCCGCCATCTTTTTCAATTCTGCCATTTTGTTTATCTCCTTCAAGGTCAAACCAGCTGCCGTCTTTGTCTCCCAAAGTTGTAAAGCTGACGTGAAAGTGATGCCGGTGCGGATTGACTCCGCGATATTTACGCCACTTCCAATTCAAAATCGGTGATGAAATACGTCCGTCAAAAATTAGATACTTAATGCGCTTATCCCCTCGCTTGGCGCACTTGCGGATTTTCTCTACTAGCGCGTGAGCTTCTTCCGGATGAGTTCCCAAGTCGCTTGTGATATCGAGCGCGCGAACGATTCCGTTTTCATCAGGGTTGTGATCCGACTTGCGAGCCGAATGTCTGGTATCCCCAATCCATCCGTCGCTTTTCCGCGATCTCTCCATATAAAGGTCATCTATCTGCTCCCTTAATTGCTGACCCGCTTTGCAAAGTTTAGGCATTAAGTCCAAGTAATGCTTTCAATTCGTCCACAGATAAACCAGCAGCAGCTAATTTATCGGCAGCGGTTGGCTCAGGAACCAGAGTCGTGCCATTGTGCGCTGCAATTACCGCAGCAGCTTTCGTGGCATCTGCCTCAGCAATATCAAGATAAATATTTTCATCGTCGCATTTGATTCCAGCAGGAAAATCTGCGATTGTTACGCCAGCAGCGCGCAATTCTTTTCGAAGTTCTGCACCGTTTAAATTGTTAGGTAAGTTGAAAGTTTGCATCATTCTCCTAAGATAGTCGGTACATTCCGAAACGCGAGCTATTCTCGTTCCCACCGTTTAAATTTATCGTTCCGCCCGAATATTGAGCGCAAAGCAATTCAACATAGTCACCAGCGGAAAGATTACGAACCGCGAAACTTAACACTTCTTGTCTTTGAGCAGCATTAGCTGGATTCAAAACCGCATAAGTGCCGAACTCAGTAGTTCTATTAACGATAAAGCTATTCATACGATTACCGCCGCCTGTGCTTGTATCGTAACTGCCTAGAGCATAAATGAACCAATAACCACCATTGCCCGTTGGGACTGTCAATCTACCGTTATTAGTCGAATTATTGTGAATTGCATCCGTGTCATAAACTTCAGCATCGAAAGAAATATAAGTTTGATTGGCATTGCTAAGACTTTGGCTGCCAGTTTTGTAAGTCAAACATCCAACGTGAGTCGGAAATCCGCCACCAGCACTAGCCCATTTAACTTTATATGGACTAACTGTCGTGTCAGCTGTTAAAACCTGTCCAGTAGTGCCAATTGGTAAATTATCAAAAGTTCCCGATCCAGTACCAATGATTATGTCTCCAGCCGCGGTTATTTCCGTCGCCATCGAATTGGTGATTGTGACTGTTCCAGAAGTTCCGCCACCGCTGATACCAGTCCCAGCGGTAACTCCAGTTATATCTCCCTGATCGTTATTAATCCAAGTGTAATCAAGGTCTGTATTAGAAGCCTTTGAAAGAATTTGTCCGGTTGTGCCGCCTTTGAGATCAACGAAGGAAGTATCTATTGAGTTGCCCAAAGTGCGCATTGCCAAAGCGCCATCTTTGACGAGATCTGTGTCGTCAGGGGTTTCCCACCCGAAGTTGGTCGTTGTTGCCATTAGCTGATTACTCCTATCGCGTCTTGCCATTCTAGCGTATTAAGTATCGTATTCCACGTTTCTGCCGCGTTCACTTGATCCCAATTCTGGGCTACTGCGCTGAACTCAGTCGGTGATGCGGTGAAAGTCAATGAGAGCCCATTAAGGGTGCTAGTCCAAGTCCAGCCCTCAATGTAACCGGTGAACTCGCCGCCATAGATATTGATGGGCAAATTGGTTATTTTGACCGGTTGGCCCATAAATACATTTATCAAGGCATCTCGGTCGGCGTCGCTAATTTCAGGGTTTTGAAGCGGAAAGGTAATGGTGTCAAATAGGGGACGCGGATAAGCGCGTAGAGCCACTTGGCGATTCACTATGTTTTGAGCGTCTGTCGCATCGTGAACCAGCGAATTTTCTTGGACTGAATAAAGGCCGTAAAGGTCTATTGAATCTTGATCCGTCGCACTCTTGGAACTATTGAAATTGTTTCCATAATTGATTTGGTATTTATTGATTATCTTGCCGGAGCGAATAGATTGCTTAATGCCAGCTGCAAAGGCTTCTCGCGCGTCTAATTCGGTGTATCCATTGGCAAGTAAATAAGTCTGCCGGTGAGCCGCATCAGCGTAACCAATTTCTCCATTGGCGTTTTCATAGATATACCCGAGAGCTGAATTGGCGATTTGGGTAACGATTGAATAGTAATCAATTGGGCTGGCTGAACGTTGTTCCATTTCATACTGACCCGGGCGATCTATATCCCCAAGTCCAACGTCGCCAGCATTTGCCCAAGTCGTTGTCGGGTCAAAACTGCTCCATTGTTGCGCTGGACTAATTTCATTCCAAGAGGCTAATAGCAAGTCGCTTAGAATTGTAAAGATCTGATCTCCGTCATCGTCTTGCGCAAGGCTAGAAGTCCAGATGGCTTTGGAAAGTTTAGATAATGCGCCTAAAGCGACAATCTGAATCTGAGTCACATAAGCGACTTCACCAGCGGTTCTAACGCTAGTCGAAACGTCGCTGATTCTTCCACCAAATAAACTAACCCAATTGCCGCTCGTATCTTTGACTTCGAGGGTTACGCCAGTATTAACGCTCCAATCATAAAATGTATTGGTTGCATTGATGAGCTGCAAATTGCAATAACCGGCTTGCGCTTGAGTATTGACGTCAGTACGTCCAGAAGTGGCTGTGAAGCCGACAAGGGTTAAATCTGTGGCATCTGTGCCGTTAATTAAAACGCGATACTCGGGCGTCCAAGCTGTCATAATTCGTTGCGAATTCCAAATAATCCGCTACCGCCGCCAGTTCCGCGAGAGTTTGAATTGTTGAGAGCTGAAACTACTGCTCGAGTAAATCCTTCTTCATCAATTGCGCTGGGAGCATTGACGTTGATGGTTACTCCGGCCATTGAGCGTTCTTCGCCCATTCTAAAGGATCCGGGATTGAAATTGCTTCCAACGCTAATGGCGCTAGATGATCCAACTGGGACGCTTGGAGTTGTTGTGACCTTCGGCGTTGATGTTGTTGGCGTTGTAACTGTGGTTGTAGGCGTTGAAGGTGTTACGTTAGCCGAACCGCTTGATGGTGGAATGATTGATGCGCCGCCAAATGGCAGGCTTGCCGTTGGAACGCTTCCAGTCCTCGAAGTGGTCGTTGTGGAGATATTAGGAATCGTTGAAACGTTAGGGAGAATGGGAATTGAGTTGTAAGCGCGAATAATCTTATTAACTGCATCAATGACGTCGTTAGCCAATTCTTTAACTTTGCTGGTGACTGTGCCAATGATGTTGATGATTCCAGCAATTGTGGCTCCGACTGATTTAATTGCGCCTACTAAAGCCGTTTCAAAAATGGGGACAAGATAGGTTTTAATGAAAGACCATAAGTCGCGCAGAGCTGCTTCGTTATTCTTAAATGCCTGAACGATTGGATCAATGGCTGCTCGCTTAGCCTCTTGGAACTTAGGGATGAGAACGTTTACAACGTAATCAAGAAGTCTCTGAATCACTGGCAATAGTTGAGCGCCGATTGCTTCTTTGGCTTCATCAAAGCCGACCCTCAACCTAGCAATCTGGCCTTCGAAGGTATTGGCTTGAGTCGCAGCTGCACCGCCAAAGGTTTGACCTAATTGCGTTACTGCGCCTTGCAATCCCATCGTTTTGATTTCGGCAGCTGATAAACCAATTCCTAAACGAGCAAGTGAAGCCGTATTGCCTTCATACGCTTTACCTAATGCGTTGGAAACTGTCTCGACGTCTTTGCCAGTAGCGGCTGAAATATCAAGGGCCAGAGTTAATAATTTTTGTGACTGCTCAACGGATCCTGTGGCTGTCGCAAGTCTCTGAAGGGCTGGACGCAACTTATCGTCTGCTACGCCAGTAGCTAGAGCCGTCTTACTAATTTGCTCTTCGACTGCCGCTATTTGGGCTTCAGTGGCCCCTGTGACGTTCTCTAACGCTAGGGCTAAGCGCTTCTGTGCAGCTTCATCTTCTATGGCCGCTTTGACGCCTTCGATGGCTAATTTGCCAGCATAGGCAGCAGCCGCAGCAGCGGCAGCAGCAAAAGCCGCAGCAGCAATCTTGCCGAACTTTTCTAACTTACCGCCAAAGCCTTCAACTTCTTTTGAGCCAATGTCCAGCTTCTTTTTTAAGTCATCAACGTCAGCGAGGATTGATAATTTAAGGGTTCTACTTCCAGCCATTAATCGTCCCACTTTCCGAGAATCTTAGAAAACGCATCTTCCCACTTAGCAATCAATTGAGGCTGAATTTTGCGAAGGGCTGGATAGATGAAATAGCCAGAATTTCCTCTGCCTTGACGTGGGGTGCGTCGTGGGAACTGACGATAACGATTAGATCCGAATTCGTAACCTGCCCAGAGGTCTTTAGTTGATCCGCCACCAGAGAAACGCTGACTCGCGAATCCATAAGAGAACTCGCCAATCTTCGAGGTTTTGGAAACTTTAACGCCAGAAGTAATGCGATCGACAACGGCTTGTCCAAAGGTTCGGGTGATGCCGTAGGCCTTAACCTCGTTGGCGGCATATTGAGCGAGCGCAAAACTTTCGCGTTTAGCCGCATCAATAGCTTCATCGTCCATCGCTTTGAACGCGGTAATGATTGAACGAAGTTCGCGCTTGTCATAGCTGATTGGTTCATCTGCCACCTTTGCGCTCCTTCAATATCTCAATTGCCGTTAATACTTGTTCGATGTCCGTCCACTCGCTCATTGGGATTCCGGTCGCTATTGCGACTTCGACAAGAAGCCGATTTACGCTTCCGGACTCGTAGCTTTTGGGCTTTCATCTCCAATCAGCATTTCATCAATGGACAGTTCCCAGATTTCCTGAGACTT